TGTGGCTCATCGACAAGCCCGCCCCAGAGCGGAAGATCGACGCCGCCATGGCTTCGTGTCTCGCCTGGGAGTGCCGGGGAGATGCGGTCGCCGCTGGGGCCAAACGGCAACGCCGATACCGAGTCGCCGCCTACTAGAACCCGAAAGGGGGTGGTCCGACATGCCTGAACCGATCGGATCGCCTCGCTGGTGGCTCAACCGGCTCCTCGCCCGTCTCGAGGTCGAGCAACCCCAGCTCGAGCAGCTCGACCGGTGGTACGCGGGTGATCACCCGCTGCCGCACATTCCCCCGGACCTCGACAAGCGGTACTTCGCCGCCCAGTTCCGCGAGCTGCTCCGCCAGTCCCGAGCCAACTTCCTGGCGTTGGTGGTGGACGCCACAACGGAGCGGATGCGGGTCAACGGGTTCCGGTTGTCCGCCAGCGACGACCGGGTCGCCGATGAGGAGTCGTGGCGGATCTGGCAGGCGAACCAGATGGACGCCGAGTCCCAGTTGGCGATCCGTGAGGCGCTCACCAAGCGGCGCAGCTACCTGTCCGTCTGGGCGGCCGAGGCGCCTGGCGGGTACCCGAAGATCGCTGTCGAGGACGCCTGCCAGACGATCGTCGAGTACGAGCCCGGCAACCGGCACCGCCGCGCCGCAGCGTTGAAGGTCTGGCTCGATGACTGGACCGGCCGGCAGCGAGCCAACGTCTACCTGCCGGACGGCATCTACAAGTTCGAGGCCACCACCTCGGACATGTTGAACCGTGGCGAGGCCCCTAGGGCTGCCCGGGTGCGGGAAGCAGGCGGATGGAGCGAGCTCGAGGACGAGTTCGTGCCGAACCCGCTCGGGGTCGTCCCCGTCATCCCCATCGTGAACCGGCCCGACCTGTATGGGGTAGGCCAGTCGGAGATCGAACCGGTCATTCCTATCCAGGAGCGGATCAACGGGACGATCTTCAACCGGCTGCTCGTCGCCTGGTTCGACAGCTTCAAGCAGAAGGTGCTCACCGGGGTCGAGGTGCCGACCGACCCGGAGACCGGTCAGCCGCTCGAGTTCCCATGGAAGGTCGCGATCGACCGGCTGCTGGTCCTCGAGAACCCCGACGCAAAGGTGCTCGAGCTCGCCGGGTCGGACATGACCCCGTATCTGCGGGCCCACGAGCGGGACATCCAGGACATCGCTGTCATCACCCGCACCCCACGGCACTACCTGTTCCAGGAGGGCCAGTCACCGTCGGGTGACGCGATCAAGAGCGCCGAGACCGGCCTGGTGGCGAAGGTGCGGGACAAGCAGCGCTACATGGCCGAGGCGTTCGAAGAGGCGATCAGGTTGGCCCGCCAGTTCGCCGGTGAGCCGGACACCCCGGTCGATTCAGAGATCGAGTGGGCCGACCCCGAGTACCGCACCGAAGGCGAGCTGACCGACGCTGTCATCAAGCAGTACCAGGCCGGGCTCATCACGATCGAGATGGCGCAGGAGCGGCTCGGGTACACCCCGACGCAGATCGCCCGGATGGGTCAGCAGCGGGTCGCTGAGGCGCTCTCGCAGCGGGGCGTTGAGCTCGCCGAGCAGCTGTTGACCGGTGGAACGAACCCAAGCAGCAGCCCGCCGGTTGGCTGACCGCACCGCCTCGGCGGTGATGCGCCTGTGGGCGTTTGTCGAGGCAGGCGAGATCACCGTCGACGAGTTCCGGCGGCTCGCCGCCCAGCTGGTCGCCGCCGCGAACGCCGCGGGGGTGATGCTCGCCGACATCGGTCTCGCCGCCGAGGTGATGCGCCAGATCGGCCGGCCCGCCCGCCCCGTCGGGCTCACCGACCCGGTCGCTGTCGACCAAACCCGGATCGGTCGGTCGCTCACCGCAGCGATCGACACACCTAGCGGTGAAGCAGCCGCCGCACGCCTCGAGCGGGTCGTCCGCTCCGAACCGCTGTTGACCGTGGCCAACGCCGTCCAGGCCGGGATGATCGCCCACGGGGCGATCGGCTGGACACGGCAGCTAACCGGCACCTCGTGCTCGCTCTGCACCAGCTGGGCGGACGGGCGAGTCCGTCCCCCCACGGTGCGGATGGCCCGCCACCTCGGCTGCGACTGCATCCAAGCCCCCGTGTTCACCCGCAACTAGCCACGGGGTGGCGCAACGCCACCCCTCGACCCGACCAGGAGGGCCGCAATGGCCGATCCGACCCAGGACCCGGACCCCACCATCGACACGACCAGCGACACGACCACCGATCAGCCCGGCGGACAGCCGCCAGTCGCCCAGGATCAGGACGACCAGCCGCTCGGCCCCGAGGGCGAAAAGGCGTTGCAGATCTGGAAGCAGCGGGCCCGGGCCGCTGAGCGCGAGGCGAAGCGGGCCCGGGAGCTCGAGGCCGAGCTCGCCAAGCTGCGCGAAGCGCAGATGACCGAGCAGGAACGGGCGATCGAGAACGCCCGCCGTGAGGCCGCCGAGGCCGCCCGCACCGAGGTGCTCCGGTCCGTCAACGAGCGGCTGTTCGTCGCCGAGCTCCGGGCCGCAACGGCCGGGAAGCTCACCCCCGAGGCGCAGCGAGACCTGCTCGTCGACCCGATGGTGGCGACCAAGCTGCTCGGGTTCGACGAGATCCCCGTCACCGACACGGGTGACATCGACAGCGAGGCAATCTCGCAGGCGGTCGCCTCCTTCGTTGAGGCACGCCCCTACCTCGCCCCCCCGGCCAGTCGGCCCGGTGGGGCGGACCAGGGCGCAAGGCCCAACACCCCCTCCCAGCTCACCCGGGAGGACCTCAAGAACATGACACCCGAGCAGATCGTCGAAGCGAAGGCCGCTGGCCGGCTCGACCACCTGCTCGGCGGCCGATAGGAACCACAGGAGGATCCCATGGCCATCTCGAACTTCGTCCCGGAGGTGTGGGCCGCCGAGCTGCTTGTGGCCCTGGAAAAGAACCTCGTCTACGCCGCCCCCGGGGTCGTCAACCGGGACTACGAGGGCGAGATCGCCCAGTACGGCGACACCGTCCACATCACCACCCTCGGTGACCCCACGATCGGGACCTACACGCCCCACTCTGACATCACCATCGAGGACGTCGACGACACGCCGACGACGCTCACGATCGACCAGGCGAAGTACTTCGCGTTCGAGGTCGACGACATCGAGCGTCGCCAGGCCCGCGACGGTGGCGCGGTGCTGACCGAGCAGGCTCGCCGTGCCGGCTACCTGCTGCGGGACACCGCCGACCAGTACGTCGCCGGGCTGATGGCCACCGACGTCGACTCCGGCAACATCGTCGACAGCGGCTCCGAGGTGACCGTGTCGGACGCCGGCGACGCCTACGACCTGCTCGTCGAGCTGGCCGTGATCCTCGACAAGAGCAACGTGCCGGCCGAGGGCCGGTGGGTGATCGTCACCCCCGACTTCCACGGGATGCTGCTGCGAGATCAGCGGTTCGTCGCTGCCGGTGACGCCCTCGGCGCCGCCACCCGCACCAACGGTGTGGTCGGTGCCGCCGCCGGGTTCACGATCCACAAGAGCAACAACGCCCCGGACGGCAGCGGCGACGGCAAGTTCATCATCGCCGGCTACCCGGGTGCGGTGACCTACGCCGAGCAGATCGCCTCCGTCGAGGCGGCCCGCATGGAGCTGCGGTTCGCCGACATGGTCAAGGGTCTGCACCTCTACGGCGCGCTGGTCACCCGCCCGACCGGTCTGGCCGCCGCTGATGTCGTCGTCGACCCCGACNCCGGCGGCGGCAACGGCAACGGCGACGGGTGATCTGACGTGCGCGTGACGTTCCGGACGCGCAACGGGCTCGTGTGGACCCGCGAGATCCCCGCGCCCGGGCTCGACGAGCGCACGTTCAACAAGAGGGTCGAGCGCGGCGAGTTCGTCGTGCTCGAAACCCACGACGAGCACCCCGACCCGTCGACCAGCCCCGACGAGGCTGGCGGCGAGGCCACCAGCGGCGGTGATCTCGAGGCGCTCCGAGCCGAGTACGAGGCGGTGAGCGGCCGGAAGGCTGATCGCCGCTGGGGGGAAGCACGGCTTCGCCGAGAGATCACCGCCGCCCGCTCCGGCGAGGAGGACTGATGCTGCTGGTGACCGTCGAGGAGCTCGCAGCCCACCTGGGGGTTGAGTTCAGCGCCGAGGAAGAAGCCCGGGCAGAACAGGCCATCGCGGGTGCGTCGGCGGTCATCCAGCGGTACTGCAACCTCGTCGGGCTCACCCGACAGACCGACCACACGATCACCCTGCGGGGCGTCTGGGGGCCACACCTCACACTCCCCGCAGGGCCGGTCGTGTCCGTCACAGCCGTCGAGATCGGCGGCACCCCCATCAACGACTGGTGGCTCGTCCGAGACGACCTCGTGCGTCACGGCGGCTGGGGTGGCACCTCGACCGAGGTGCAGGTCACCTACACGCACGGCCTCGAGGCCGTGCCGGCGGACGTGAAGGCTGTCTGTCTCGAGGTCGTCGCCAGAGGGTGGGTCAACCCGTCGGGTGTCCGATCGGAGACGATCGACGGCTACTCGGTCACCTACATCGGCTCGGCGGAAACCGGGATGCTCTGGCCCGGTGACCGGGAGGCGCTCGCCCCCTACCACCGGTCAGCGGCGATCGGGGTGCGGTCATGACCGTTGAGACAGCGATCGCCTACTTCCGCCGGCGGGAGCGGCAACTGATGACCTCCACCGTCGAGGTCACCCGGGTCACCGGANNCCCCAGCTACGACCCCGGCACCGGCACCGTCACCGAGCCGGTCGCCACCGTCTATNCNGGCGATGCGCTGGTGCGCATGAACGCCTGGGAAGGCTCCGACGTCCAGGCNGGTGACACCGAGGTCCGGCTGCGGACCGCACGTGCCAAGCTCCCCGCCAACACGCTCGTCCTCCGAGACGACCGGCTNCGGGTCATCGCATCGAAGGACGCTCGGCTCGTCGGCCGGGTGTTNCGCATCACCGACGTGCTCGTGGACGACTGGCAGGTGTCCTGCGCNGTGTTCTCGAGGAGGTCACCTGATGGCGATCCGCACTGGTCGTGTCACCGAGGCCACCCGGCCGGGCGCGAAAGGTGGGATCGTTGTCGAAGGTGTCGATGCTGTCGCCCGAGTGTGGCAGCGCAAGGCGATCACCATGCCTGCCGAGGCCGGTGCTGCGGTCGTGAAGGCTGCCGGGCGGGCCGCGGAGCGGATGCGTCAGCGGGTCCCGGTCCGGAGCCGTAAGACNCAGCAGTCGATCACCGCTGACCGCACCCCCAGCGTCGGTGAAGGCGGCGTCTACGCCGACGCCGGCCCGACCTGGTTCGTGGCCAGGTTCCTCGAGCGAGGCACCGTCAAGATGAGCCCCCGACCGTTCGTTCGTCCCGCAGCTGACGAGACGATCCCCGAGCTTGTCCGGGAGCTGGGCCGGATCGCCCGGGAGGTGTGATGGCCCTCGTCGGCGCCTACGCGCACGCCCAGGCCATCATCGACACTCTCAAGGGTGCTGGGCTTGTCGTCGGGGACGGTGAGGCNCCNCGGCCCGCCGGCCGGTCCGAGATCATCACCCCCTGCGTCGTGTTTCATATGGTCACCGGTGGCATGGTCGACGGCACGCTCGCCGACCCGGATGAGTGGGTTGACGCCCGTTTTCAACTCACGGCCGTCGGAAGGGTCGCCGCTGAGGTCCGCGACATCGCCGACAAGGCGTCCGCTGCGCTCGCCGGCGGGGTCACCGTTGCCGGCCGGCGGGTCATGCGGGTCCAGCCCNTCGACCCGTGGGGACGGGTCGANCGGGACAACGATGTCACCCCNCCCGTCTACTACNGCACGCAGCTCTGGAGGCTGTTCAGCTTCCCGGAGGCACCATGACCATGACCAAGATCGTCACTGTCCGCCACCCGGCGATCGGCACCGTCGAGGTGCCCGAGTCCACCGCTCGGGTGCTCGCCACCCGCGGCTGGCAGCCCGTCCCCCCGGCGGGCGACGAACCCCCCACCGACCCGGACATCGAGTCTGACCCGGACCAGTAACCCCCCCGCCCCGCAACGGGGCGCCCNGCCCGACACCACCACCCGCCCCCCGGCAGGGCGGGTGTTTCGCGTCCCAGGAGGACACCCATGGCGAAGACCATCCTCGACGGCGTCGCACAACTGCACTTCGTTCCGTCGATCGCCGATCCGTCGGCGCCGACCCTCACCGAGATCCAGGGAGGTGTTGACCTCTCCGGNTTNCTGCGGCCCGGTGGTGACTGGTCACCGATCGAGGGTTCGACCGTCGACGCCGCCACGATCGACTCGGCGTTCAACGCCACCGCCCGTGGCACCTACGGTGGCCAACCGTTTGCTGCGG